GGCACCGGCGTCGACCGCGCCCTGTACGTTGCAATCTGCAAGGATGATGACCGCATCTACACCGAGCGCGTGCGCTACGACCGCGAACACGCAGAGCGCGCCATTGAACGCGGTCAGCGCATCGCAACGTCAGACGAGATGCCGCCGCCCATCAGCACGGACCCGACTTGGTACGAGTGCAGATGGTGCTCGGCGCACGACCTTTGCCACGGCTCGAAGGTCGTCAAGGAGATCAACTGTAGAACCTGCGCACACTCGACCGCCACGCCGGAATCGACGTGGACGTGCGCGAAGCACGGTGACAACGTGATGCCTACCGACTGGACGCGCGAGGCGCACGAGTGCCATGCGTTGCATTTCGAGATGGTGCCGTGGCTCTTGGCGTACATGGACGACAACGGCTCGCCCGTCTTCCTCATCGACGGAGTCGAAGTCGTCAACGGCCCCGACGGGTTCAGCTCGTCCGAGATCGTCGCGAACCCGAAAGCGTGCGTCGAACCGACGCTCGTGCAGCTTCGCCGCAAGTTCGACGCGAAGGTCGTAGGATGACTGTCGCGCTTCGCGAGTACCAACAGCGCGCCATCGACCAGCTTTATGCCTGGTTCGAGTCGCATTCGAGCGGGCACCCGTGCCTCGTGCTCCCGACCGGCGCGGGCAAGTCGCACATCGTCGCCGCGCTCTGCCGCGACGCGCTCACGAGCTGGCCGGAAACGCGCGTGCTGATGCTCACGCACGTTAAGGAACTCATCGAGCAGAATGCGGAGAAGATGCGCCAGCACTGGCCAGGCGCGCCGATGGGCATCTACTCGGCGAGCATCGGTCGCAAGGAACTCGGCGAGCCCATCACGTTCGCGGGCATCCAGTCGATCCGCAAGCGCGCCGCCGAGGTCGGCCACGTCGATCTCGTCATCATCGACGAGTGCCATCTCGTCTCGCACAAGGACGAGGGCGGATACCGCACCTTCATCGCCGACCTCGTGCGCATCAACCCCGCGCTTCGCGTCGTCGGTCTCACCGCGACGCCGTACCGTCTCGGGCACGGCCTTATCACCGACGAGCCTGCGCTCTTCGCCGACCTCATCGAGCCGGTGAGCATCGAGGAACTTGTGCACAAGCGCCACCTGGCCCCGCTGCGCTCGAAGGTGACGCAGGCGAAGCTGAGCACCGATGGCGTGCACAAGCGCGGCGGCGAGTACATCGAATCCGAGCTGCAAGCGGCGGTCGACACCGCCGACAAGAACGCCGCCGTCGTGCGCGAGGTTCTCGCGCTCGCAGGCGAACGAAAGAGCTGGCTCTTCTTCTGCTGCGGCGTCGAGCACGCACGCCACGTTTGCGACGCGCTACAGGCCGAAGGCGTCGCCGCGGCCTGCGTGACGGGCGAGACACCGAAGGCCGAGCGTCAACGCATCCTAGCGGCGTTTAAGCGCGGCGAGCTGCGTGCCCTCACGAACGCGAACGTGCTGACCACCGGCTTCGATGCGCCGAACATTGATCTCATCGCCATGCTTCGCCCGACGCTCTCGCCGAGCCTCTACGTGCAGATGGCGGGGCGCGGGCTCAGGCCGAAGGCTCACACCGACCACTGCCTCGTGCTCGACTTCGCGGGCGTCGTCGCAACGCATGGGCCGATTACCGCCGTGCAGCCGCCGGACAAGGCTGGCGAGGGCGACGGCGAGCCACCCGTGAAGGTCTGCGACGAGTGCGGCGAACTCGTGCACCCGACGGCTCGCGTGTGTCCCTCGTGCGGCTTCGAGTTCCCGCCGCCGAAGGAGAAGAAGTTCGCACTCAGGAACGACGACATCATGGGCGCCGAGGGCTCCGACCTCATCGTCACCGAGTGGGACTGGCGAAGGCACGTCAGCGCGTCGAGCGGCCTCGAAATGCTGCGCGTGCGCTACTACGGCGGCATCGCCGAGAAGCCCATCGACGAGTACTTGACGATCGCTCACCCGGGTTACGCTGGCGACAAGGCGCGTCGCTCGCTCGCAACCATCGCGCAGAGCGCAGGCACCTCGCCAGGCTGGGCGCTGGAGAACAACATCGACGCGATCGCCGCTGCGATGAACGACGCGAAGCCGCCGAAGGTCGTGACGTTCGAGCGTGATGGGAAGTTTTTCAGGGTACGGAGGCGCGAATGGTGAAGCTGAAGACGATTCAAGAGTGGCGTTCGGTCGTGAATAATCCGCCGAAATGCTGCGTGAACTGCGACCACTACACCGATGCTTACTGGAGCACTGACGAGATATGCAAAAGGTACAACGCAAACCCTCCGCAGGAATACGCCGAGTCGGAAAACGAGTGCCACGAGTGGGTGCAGATGATTCCGTTCTGAGAGTCCCCACCGAGCACGAAGAGCAGCGCAACCTCGTGCGCTGGTTCCGCCAGACGTTCGGTCTCGTGACGCGCGGAGGCGTGCGCATCTTCGCCATCCCAAACGGCTCGCAGCGGTCGAGGACGACCGGCGCAAAGCTGAAGGCCGAAGGCGTCTCCGCTGGCGTGCCGGACCTCTTCATTCCGGCCTTCAGCCTGTGGGTCGAGATGAAGCGCGCCGAGGGCGGGAGCGTCTCCGCCGAACAACGCGACTGGCACTCCTACCTGCGAAGCATCGGCCACACTGTGCTCGTTTGCCGTGGGTTTTTGCACGCGAAAGAAGAAATCGAAGACTTCGTGAGAAAGATGTAGACTAGAGTTCTTTTCGCGTGTAGCGTCTCTCTTGTCGACGCGATTCGCGACGACGCCGCCGAACGGGCGGGGAACTGAAAAGGATAACGACGATGAACAAGGTTACTCTTCACCGTTACGAGGTTAGCGTGGCGCTTTCCTGCGCCCAGGGCCACAGCGTCGGTGCCCTGCACGGGCACCCCGCGATCATCGCCGATGCCCTCGCAGCGGCTCCGCCGGAGTCGTTCGACGCAGAAGAACGCGAAGCGTTTTTCGCCGTGTGGGTTTCCGCCATCATGGCGACAGACCCGATGGAAAGCGGCGAGAATCTCGGGATCACGGTCCCGAGCCTCTTGCACCGCTCTCCCCGAGGGTCGGTGAATTGGGACCTTCGCGGCGAAATGCCCCGAGCCTGGATTGAAAGGTCGCGGCCCGGTCAAGAGAGCCAAGGGGCGCCCGGCGACGAAGTCGCCACGTGGTTTCTTGACGGTCGAATCGTCATCGGCGCGCGCGCCGAAGCGCGGCACGTGCGGGATCTGGCAAACCTTATTCAATACGCCGATCCCCTCGCGAGCGAGGCCGCGCGATTGGTCGCAGAGAAAATGCAGCGCGCGGAAACGATCGGCGCGCTGCGGCGCGCGTTCATCGAGATCGACCCCATGGCGAGCGGCTCGGCATGGGACGCCGCGCACGCCGCGCTGTGCGCGGCAGAGGCCCTCTGATGAGCCTCCTGGTTATGGCAATCGCCGACCAACTCGCCGACGACGCCTGCGGCCCCGTCTGGGGCTCGCAGCTTCGCCGCGATACGAAGCGCGGGCGCATCGCCCGTGCGGCTCGTAGCGCCGCCGCTAGCGCGCTTGTCTGCCACCTTGGCGACGCCGATCGCGCCGCGTGGCACTACGCCGCGCCTGGCTTCGACGAGCGCTTGGCGGTGGCGCGGAAGGTGGCTGCCGAGGCGTTCGAGGCCGAGGTTCGTTACTTGAAGGAGCATGGGGCATGATCGATAGCTCGCCCGACGCTCGCCTCGTCCAAGACGATCTGGTGCGCGAAGTGCGCTGGCTTCTCGAAATGCTTTCGCCCGTCGAAGCGTACGTTCTTCGAAATCGCTTCGGTGTCGACGGTGGCGAAGAGCTTTCACTTCAGGCGATCGGAAATCGTTACGGTCGCTCAGTCGAGCGTATGCGCCAAATCGAATGTCAGGCGTTGCGCAAACTTCATCGGTATTACCGCAACTTGGAAAACGACGAATGAAGACCATCGAAGAACTTGAAGCGCTCTCGGAGGTAGCCACGCGCGAGCGCGACGAAGCGCGCGCCGAGGTGGAGCGGCTGGCCGACGAGCGCGACGAGCTTCTCGTTCGCGTGGCCGACCAAGGCGCGGAGCTTCGCGCGACGCGGGAGGCGTACA